TGCTGGTGCATTCGATTATCGGATGCTTCTTGGTCATTCAGCATATGAATATTGTGAATCTGCATACTTTGACCTAAGCGAGTCTTGGGGAGCAACCCGCAGGTTTTATTTTTATAATTCGACGTTAGACCCTGCCCGGGCCAAGCCGGCGACTCCGGATGGTGGTACTATTCATATGATTGATCTTAAAGATCTTTCTGGTGTTGGCGATCCAGGTTTGCCACCTGATGAATATAACGTCTCTGGGGCCCTTGAACTAGTTGCCAGCGCTAGCGCGGCTACAGTTAATGAACTATCAACATTTGAGGCAACATTTTCTGCTAGTGATGAATGGTCTGATGTTACGATAACAAACATCCAATATGGCGCATGTGATCCGCCGGTAACAGGAGCGCTGTTACACCCTATCACCGGCAAACCACTTACAGATGATGACTTAGATGGTGATGGCATTCCTGACCAGGACCTACCCACGTTCCCATATAATGTATTCGCTCTAGAGGTTATAACCTCCGGTGCTGCAACAACAATTAATTCAATGTTGGACAAGTACACTTATATGGTAAATGAATCAGAAGTTTCTTCAAGGAAACAGACCGCAGTTCAGATTACCCGTTTTGAGCCATCATTTAAGCTAACCAGTGATACCCTAAGAAAGAATGTTATTAAGGATGTTCTCTTTCCACACTATAGAACAAAGCATGACGCGTTACATTGGGGATTTACGAATTATAATACCATTAATTTCTTTACATCTTCAGAAGTACCTTCGGATTCTGCACTAATTTACCCATCATTTACTGATGAAACAGAGGATCCAAGCACAATTCCGTATAGTCCTGCTGGACCATTTACATTCGAATTTTATATCAACCCCCGATATACTATAGATGATGTTGACTCATTTGCTTCTTCTTCTTTTGCCATAGTTGACTGGGAAGACTTGTTTATTGATTTTTATGGAGGTGGCAGAGGTGCTTCCGGAGTGGCAGACTGGGATGATGACTTTAAGTGGCAATACCCAGGGTACGATGAATGGCGTCCTGCCACGGCATGGGGATATACCGGATATCATGATGGCGCTAATAACAATATTGATGCCGATGATGGTGCAGCCGTGGTATGGACAGAGGCACAATGGGCCATTGCATATGGTGCATTGCTCCGAGGCCCTGATCTAATTACCGACAAAGGCGATGAGTCTCCTGATTATGACTTCCGCACTGGTGATCCAATAATAAAAGACGTTAGGATTATCTTAAATGATGATTCCGGCGCCGGCCCTGATGAATTTGTCTTCGTTGCACCCCGAGATATTGCCAGCGCGACAGACTGGTCAATCGGTAGAAATGAAATTGGTGACTATGACAATTACGCAACAGCCTTTAACCTTGTTGATGTTATTAATAGCCATGAAAGATGGGATGCTTGGGTCGAAGAGTTAGAAGTTCCGGATCTTGATGGTCAACAAAAGCTGAATGAAGGTGAAGAGCCGCTATGGACAGATGATAATGGCTTAAATGAGTACACCTGGCAGGAAGCCGTTGAGAAAGATGAAGTTGTTGATATAAACTCATATCAAAAAACTTCAGACGGTCATCTGGTCTGGACCAATGATGTTGGTGTGACAGAAGATACAGCTGCAAACATCGGATACCCTGTACAAGATGTCTCACTGGGTGGGGACCTATTATGGACTAATGATGATATAGCAACAACTGTGATAGCATCTGATGAAGGATACACTGGATATGAGGATGATGATGCTACAGAGCAGTCAGAGGTTGCCTGGGCGGAAGAGAATGGATATGATCCTGTTTACCAGACAGGACTAGCTGCTCCGGAGGATCAGGCACTAACTGTCAATGAATTAGACTATATGGTTGCCATTGGGTATGAGCCCGTATTGGTTGTATATGCCGTTGACATTGTCAACCCTACCGAAGATGAACTAGATAATTGGGCCCAGGGCCAAAGTTATGAAGGTGTAATTACATATGACTGCACGAAAACTGTGGGAATTGTAAATGTCAGAACGAAGATATCTGGGTTTGAAGGAAATTCAGGCACTATACAGATAGTATCAGGCCGCCAGACTTACTTTGAATGGCATGAGTGGAAAGAGGTTGACCTATGGCTCACAGGTGGAGTTGCGGAGTCAGCATATTCCGCTGGCTATACCGGAGCTCATAATGGGTCTAGCGTCGATGTTCCAGCGTATACACCTGGTGCGGTATTATGGACTGAGACTGAGTGGGGTGTTGAAAATGGCCATGCCCTTTCCGGTTCAACAATTTGGGAATGGGTACTAATAACACAGGTTGATTCTGTAGATGAAGATGCCCGCGGAACTTTTGCTGATAGGGACGCAAACATATTTGGGTGGAATTACGATAGTGATGAATATACTAACGGATATGATAATGATGGTGTCTGGAGCGCCCTCAATTTAACTGGCGGCCGAGATCACGTCATAGTTGATAGAGAAAAATCGCATCCTTTCCATGCCGGGACAATAATGCATATGTCTTCCAGTTATGCTGTGTCCATCGTGACGGGAAGCAATATAGACATCGCCGGCCATCCAGATACATTCCGAATTATGTTGCAGCTTAGTTCATCTGCAGATATTCCACCATCTGAGATTCCCTTATATGATCCAGGTGACCCTTCTGTACTTATGGAGAATGGTGATTATGGGTTTGGAGGTAAATGGGCCCACACCGCCGATGGGTTTAGTCCCACTGACTCTGATCTGGTATTCTTATCTTCTGACAATTCTTTGTCACGCAATAGCTGGCATCATGTAGCAATCCGTTGGGGTACAAAGTATATTGATGATGGCCAGGCACAAATCGTGATAGATGGAGCTATTGATGTCACAACTGACGTTTTGCTAATTGATCCTGAGACTGATGAGCGAACAATTCAGTGGGCCGGTCTGCCCCAGGAATTTGGTGATTTAACTCCCAGGTCGTGGCCGGCACATATCGGTGCCGATGGTGATCCAGTTGCCGCCGGCGAAGACTTAGTTATTGAAGCAGACCCACATGCACTTTTTATAGGTAATTATTTTGAAGGATTTAATGGCTCGGCATATGAACAAACAAAGATTTTTCTAGATGCCGAAGGAAATCCGACACTAGAGGATGAAGCAATTGCTGAAAAGTTCGCCTGGTACATCCAAGAAAAAGATGATGATGAAGTAGATGTGACCAGATGTGGGTATTGGGTTTCGGAAAAAGGAATAACCCTTAAGGCCGGCGAAATTCCTGATGCACCAACAGATAGTTCACTTCGTGGTCTTTACTTTATTGCATTACATCATGATGTTGTATCCAAGCTAGAATATACGCCTGTATTATCATCAACACTTGGATTTAATGTTGCCGATCTTCAAGGCACCTTCGGCACCGACTATGTTTACAATGAAGTGCTATCAATCGATTCCGATAATACTCAGTATATTCAGGGGTTCTTTAGTTATGAAGCAAACTTAAAACATGGAGTGACATGGGGCCGGGTGGATGATGTGGATGCTGACTCAGGGTGGACAGACGAGGATCCAGATCCTCTTGAGCCAGAGGGCTACCTATTACGACATCCCCTGAATGCAGAAATTCATGAAGTTAAAATATGGGGAGAATATAGAACGCTTCCGCAGATTAATGAAGGGATGGCTGAATCATCTGAAATAGAGGAAACGCTAAAGTTCTACTTGCCACCCTATTTTGTTAAAGAGACCCGAGAAAGAGAAGTGTTATTAACACCCTTTCAAAGCATGCGTACGACTACTGATGATCCATTTAACGTCTCTATGTCATTTGGAGTCGGTGGCCACCTGTTGAATCTAGAAAACTTTTGTCGGGAGTTTGTGACTGATGAATATCCTTTGTTGATGAATCTTACGGGCTCTTCAATTGATATAACTGCACAAGAGCCAAGAGAAGCAAATGAGTATCTTTTTGCTTCCGGCTCAATCCGCAAGAGAAATCTAACAATATTACCAAATGATAATGGGAAATTTATACCTGATTTTACGATTTTAGAGTCAGGTGCATATAGCATGAAGCCAGGTGAAGATGATCCATCATCAAAATTTGTTAATGATTTTGGGAGCCTAGACTATAGTTTAGTTAGCTTAAGAAATCTTGTACCCACTGGAACCTTGTATCCAGGCCTTATTGCGGTTGATGAAGAAGGTGCTGATGACGATGGCAGCACCAGCATACTATCTGACGTTGCTGGATCTTCTCCAGAAAATCCAGGAGTAGCACCAGGATCAGTTTTAACAATATTCCAGCGAACCCGAGATAATTCTTCCAACCAAGTCGTATTCTTTGATGTTTCAAATCTGTTTTATGGTAAGAAGATTAAGCCTGGAACGTTTGTTATTAAGGATACCGATGTGACTGGTTCCGGTGGAAAGGTCAAATTGACATTTAAAGATAATGGCAAGGGCACCTTATACCGGGCTGATGCAAACACCCCTCACCCCTTGTGGGCATCTGCCGGAAATATCATATATGAAGAAGGTCTGGCGATAATGCATACCCCTTGTATACCACATTTTGGGAAAGAACAGTTTGAAGTGAACTTAGAAGGTGTACATAACATCCACATTATGGAAATATTCATCCCATGCCAGGGAGGATCTATCAATTCGTCCTCAAACCCCAATTATCAACCATTATCAGCATCTTTATTTGCTAGTGATACGGATTCTGAATTTGTTTACGTAACTGGCTTGAATTTTCATGACGAGAACCTTAATATTGTAGCAAGGACTAATTTAGCCCAGCCAGTTGTTAAGAGAGATCAAGACGATATAATGTTTAGGGTAAAGGTAGATTTTTAATGGGAATTAGTATTGGGTTAGACGTTTCCACTAGTTGTACTGGGTGGTGCATCGTTGGCCCAGGAGGAGGCTTGGTTGAGATGGGGTATATTCCCCTGTCCAGCAAAAAGAGCCTATACCAGAAGGCACAGGAGGTACGATGCGCCTTATCTGAACTGCATATCCGTCATGAAATTGAACACGTCTATATTGAGGAAAATCTTCAAGCTTTCAGACCTGGTTTATCTTCCGCAAAAACATTATTAACGCTAGCGCGCTTTAACGGCATTGTCGGCTATATTTCTCAACAAGAGTTTTATACGGCCCCAACATATGTCAATGTCAATGCTGCTCGTAAAGCTGTTGGTCTTAAAATTATTTCGAAAAGAAAGGGCGGAGCACCAACAAAAGAACAGGTTTTAGACTGGGTGGTCTCGCGCTTATCCGCCGCTGCCTATGAATGGCCCACTAAAGTACTTAAGAGCGGGCCCCGTAAAGGTTTAGAGGTATTAGAACCAGGTTGTTTTGATGCCGCTGATGCCTATGTCATTGCCCAGGCCGGCCCAATATTGAGTTCGAATTAATTCGCGATTCTCATCGATTCTTTAAATGAACACTTGTGTACTGTAGGTGTATACTAGGTATAACATGTCTACTGTAAGCGATAAAGTTCGGTTTTTGAACAAGGTTTTTGGCACTTGTGTCATAGGTAATGATGGCCTTAATGCTGCAGTATGCTGTCCAAACTCTAAATGCGGCTCATATGGTCATATTTCAAAGAAAAAGCTAGCAATCCGAATAGACACCGACAATTACAATTGTTGGGTCTGTGATGTAAAAGGGCGGAACCTATATTATCTCTTAAGATCATACTTTCCGCAACACAAAGAAGAGTATAGGGCAAAATTTGCCAGTAAAAAGACCATCATTAAAAATGATGAATTAGAAGAGTATGTTGTATCAATCCCAGCTGGTTTTCGTTTGCTGGCAACCAACTTAAATTCCATGGATCCGGATGTTAAAGATACGATCAGATATGTTCGAAATCGCGGCCTGACAAATCGGGACTTGTGGTATTTCAAATTAGGAACATGCACAACAGGCCGGTTCCGGCGTAGGGTTATTATGCCATCATTTAATGATGTTGGCGACCTGAATTATTTTGTCGCCCGAACAATTGATCAAGATAATGGAAAAATGAAGTATCTTAATGCAAAGGTTCCTAAACGTAGCATTATTTTCAATGACATTAATATTGACTGGACAAAAGAGTTAACATTAGTTGAGGGTCCGTTTGACTTAACAAAATGTGACAGTAATGTGTCCTGTCTTTTGGGATCAAACTTCTCCGAAGGATATGAGTTATTTCAAAAAATAATTCGAATGAATACACCTATTCTTTTAGCCCTGGATTCTGATATGCAGGATAAAAGACAAAAGTATGCCAAGCTTTTATCAACTTATGGCATTCAAGTTAGATTATTAGAACTCGGTTTGTCTAATGATGTCGGCGAAATGTCGAAACTTGAATTTTTGGCAGCAAAAAGTAGGGCAAAAGAATGGAAGCCTGAAGATCGTTTATATCACTTAATCGGTTCTATTAAGAGTGGATCGTTAATTTGATATATCATTTAAGGACAACATATGAGTTTTAAGTGTGTACACATTTCTGATATTCATTTTCGAGGTTTATCTCGTCATGATGAGTATCGACAATCATTTTCACATTTCTTCAAACAGGCTAAAGAATTGCAGCCTGATGCTATTTTCGTCGGCGGAGACATTGTTCATTCGAAGACACAGGGGATATCCCCAGAACTAATTGATATTTTAAGCTGGTGGTTTACCTCATTGGCAGATATTGCCCCTACACACATAATTTTAGGCAATCATGATGGCCTTATGCAAAACAAGGACCGCCAAGACGCCATAACTCCGATTATCAATGCGTTAGATAATCCTAATCTGCATCTTTATAAGAAGTCGGGAACGTATCCCATAGGTGTTGATGGGTATAACTGGTGTGTATTTTCATGTTTTGATATGGATGAGTGGGATAACGTTGAACCGGTGCCGGGTGATATTAATATTGCTACATTCCATGGTGGTGTTGAGGGATCAAAGACAGATATTAACTGGAATATTGAGGGAGAAGTCGACGTTAGCTTTTTTGATAGGTTTGACTTTACATTTCTTGGGGATATCCACAAACTGCAATATCTTGATCATGAAAAAAGGGTAGCATACCCTGGGTCAACGATCCAACAGAATTATGGAGAAGATCCAGGAAAGGGATTTTTGTTTTGGGATATTAAGTCACGAGATGAATATTCTTCGACTTTTTATGAGATACCTCATAACAAACCATTTATGACAATTGAATGGTGTGATGATGTACAAACAACACTCGATGCTGCCGAAGAGGCACCAGATGGATCTAGATTTAGGATCAGAACATCAACCCCCATTCCACAGGCAGAGATAAAGCAACTTCATACTGCCCTCAAAGAATTTAAGGATGCATCCGAGATTGTATATAAGAATGATTATGATGCAGATTTATCTATCATTCAAGCAAACGGCACCTCACTCTTTAAAGATGATTTGCGAGATCCAAAAACGCATTGCAAACTCATGCGCCAATACTATTCAGAACTAGACCTTTCAGAAGAAGAGTGGAAAACTTTAGATGATCTAATAATCAGGTATGCTGCAACAGCAGCTCGGGCTGACTCAGCTCGAAATACAAAGTGGTCAATTAAGAGGCTTGAATTTGATAATATGTTTTCATATGGGAAGGGAAATGTTATCAACTTTGACAAATTAAATGGTATTGTCGGTCTCTTTGGCCCTAACCGCAGCGGAAAATCCTCAATTCCAGGATCCTTGATGTACGGTCTTTTTAATACAACTGACCGCGGCCCAATCAAGAACATGCATATTATTAATTCTAGAAAAGGATTTTGCCAGGTCTCTATTAACATTTCTGTAAATGGCCGGCTCTATCGGGTTGAAAGACAATCAACAAAGCATGAGACTAGGGCTGGCAAATTACATGCCGTTACACATTTGAATGTATTTTTGATTGAGGATGATGGAACACCAATTCAAGATTTAAGTGGTGAACAAAGAAGAGAAACAGAAAAAGTAATTCGCCAACTAGTCGGAACGGCCGAGGACTTTTTATTAACATCACTTGCCAGCCAGGGCGAGATGAATAACTTTCTTAAAGAAAGAGCGACGCAGCGCAAGGCCATACTGACAAATTTCTTAGATTTGAATATTTTTGAAGAAATGATAAGTCTTGCCAAGGATGAAACAGCACAGATCAAGGCTTTGTTAAAGAATGCTTCTGATCGAGAGTGGGATACTGTAATCCTAGAAAAAACAGTCGAAAAAAATACGAAGATTAATGATAGAGGTGAGGTTGATTCTGAGTTATCAAAACTTAGAATGAAGTATGAAGACTTAAAAATATCTTTGGCTACTCATAAAGATAAAGATTTAGTAACACAAGAAGATGTTGATCAACAAAAAAAGAAACTAATAAAAGCCGGCGATGACTTAGATGGTTTATCTGAGAAAATTATAGAAGGTAGATCTACAATTGAGACGATGCGGGCCAAGCTAGCAAAGATTCGTGATATTAAAAGTATGTTTCCGATTGAGGAGCTCCGGGAGCGCCATACCGCACAAAGAGATCTTGAGACGAGTCTTCTTAGCCTTGAACATGAACATTCTAAAGAGAAGACGCTTCTCGAAAATCAGAAAAAGTCAATTTCGAAATTAGAGGAAGTTCCTTGTGGGGATACTTTCCCGTCATGTAAGTTCATAAAGGATTCCCATAAGAATAAGAAACTAATAATTGCACAGCGTGAGTTATCTGCCGGCCTACTTGATAGTGTTCGTGCCGCCAAAAAATCATTTAATGCTCTTAAAAAAGAAAATTTAGATGAAAAAATTGAGAAGTATGAAGAGATTTTGCAACAAGAATCTAGTCTTCGTGTGGGTGTCTCGAAACAAACAGTTTACCTTCATGAGCTACAAACTGATAAATCAATTCTCCAGACATTTTTTGAGGATACCGAACGAAATCTCCAGGATATGCAACTCAGAGTCTCAGACGGTGAGGTTGCAGAAGAGGTTAGTAACATAAAGAAAGTGCTGAATGATATATCATCTCTAGTCTCAAATTTAGATGCCCGTCGGATGTCGCTCTCTGAATCAATCGGATTGCTAACTAGTCAAATTGAAAAGTTAGAGCTTGATAGAGATGAATATAAGGAGTTGATGGTAAAGTGGAGAGTATATGATCTTTTCACCTCGGCTATATCAAAAAATGGTATCCCCCTTCAAATCATTTCATCACAGTTGCCTATCATTAATGCTGAAATATCCAAGATTCTCCAGGACGTCGTTGGCTTTACTGTTGAGCTTGAGGCTGAGGGTGACTCGAATACAATGGACATCTACATCAATTATGGTGACTCTAGAAGAATAATAGAATGTGCCTCAGGTATGGAGAAGATGATGTCTTCCCTTGCAATCCGTGTAGCACTAATCAATATTAGCTCTTTACCGAAAACTGACTTGCTTATTATTGATGAAGGGTTCGGTGCCTTAGATGATATGAATGTTGAGGCGTGTAATCGACTACTTAAGTCTTTAAAGCGGTGGTTTAAGAATATCTTGGTTATATCTCATGTTGATGGCGTAAAGGATATAGTTGATACTGTCATTGACATCTCGAAGCGTGGAATGGACTCAAGGGTATATTGCGAGAATGGAGATGCATCTGATGCATAGCTGGAAATTACTGCCTAATAATAGGAAAATAACATTCACTCCACATGATTGTGCAATAATCTTGCCAACCTCTGAGATTGATATTGTCCCATTGGATTGCCCTGTTTGCAAATACTTGTTACGTGATCATGATGATGTGTTAGAATTTCAACATAGTCAGTGTTGCCTAGATTGTGCTATTGTTTGGGCCCATCCCAATGTAGAAAAGTGGGCAACCGGATGGCGACCTTCCACTAGTGAATTAAAAATAGAGCTTGACAAAAGAAATAATATACCTTCATACATCTATCAAGTCAAATAGCTTGTGGTATAGATAATTAGATAAGGAGGTATCCAGGAGATAATCATGATTTCAAAAGACGAATTAAACCAGTTAGGTGATATTGTAAATTATACATGGGGCATAGGCCAAGAGGATCACACTCGGTCGCTTACATGTTCCCTTAATAATGATTTACTTTTAGTTAAGTTTCAAACCGTTGTTCATTTTGCATCCGAGCATGCTCTACAACAACAGGTTGATAGATTAGTAGATGAATCTACACAGATAATTTCTGGCAAGGTTGATCATACAAAGAAACGTTATAAAGAAGTTGCAGGAAAGTCATTAGCGCTGGAAGAGATTGATAATAAGGATAGTATCGAGCTTATCTCGACGTCTGTTCACAATCCTCGTAAGGTTGCTATATACCGAAGGAATTGCATTCTCAGAGTACAATAGAATATGGCCAAGGTTAACAAACAGCGCCAGGTTAGGGAAATAGTAAGGTGTGGCAAGGATCCTAAATACTTTTTTAATAAGTACGTAAAGATCCAGCACCCAACTCGCGGACTGATTCCCTTTTCGACGTTCCCATTTCAGGATGATTGTATCGATAGCTTTGTTGCTAATCGTTTTAACGTTATTCTAAAGTCAAGGCAGCTTGGGATATCAACATTGTCTGCTGCATATGCAGTTTGGCTAGCTATATTTTATAAAGATAAGAATGTTCTTGTAATTGCGACCAAACTTAGCGTAGCAATGAACTTTATTAAAAAAGTTAAAGTAGCGCTTAAGCATTTGCCTCCGTGGCTTGTTCTTCCGGAACTTAGTACTAACAATAAGCAATCTGTTGAATTTACAAACGGTTCAACAATAAAGGCAATCCCCACGTCTGACGATGCAGGCCGTTCGGAGGCACTAACGTTGTTAATTGTAGATGAGGCGGCATTTGTAAGAAACTTTGATGAGCTATGGATGGGACTATACCCTACTCTCTCAACCGGTGGACGTGCTATTGTTTTATCGACACCTAACGGTGTTGGTGGACAGTACTATGACATATATATGCGAGCTGCCTCCGGTGAAAGTGAATTTAATCCGATTAAACTTCCCTGGGATGTGCACCCAGAGCGTGAGAATGAGTGGTTTGAGAATGAGTGTAAAAACCTGACTCAGCAGCAGGTGGCCCAGGAGCTGCTATGCGACTTTGCTGCTTCAGGTGAAACGTTTCTCCAGGCGGAACACATCGAGAGAATTAGGACGCAGATACGAAACCCCATGGAAAAGTGGGGCCCCGATATGGGTGTCTGGGTCTGGAAATATCCACTGTCTGATCACAAATATATTGTTTCGGCTGATGTTGCCCGTGGTGATGCAGGTGATTATTCAGCATTCCATGTAATCGATATAAACGAGTCAGAAGTTGTTGCTGAGTATAAAGGGAAAATTCCCCCAGACCAGTTTGCAGTACTACTCAATGAAGCTGGAAGAAGATACGGCAACGCACTATTATGTCCGGAAAACAACACATACGGCTATGCTGTTGTCATGAAATTAATTGAGTTGAAGTATCCCAGTCTTTATTATAAGAAAGAAAAAGACAAATTTGCCGCAATGTATTCCGGTGATACCACTATTCATAAAGCCGGTTTCACGACTTCAGGCCAGTCAAGATCCCAGATCTTAACGAAACTTGAGGAAGTTTTAAGAAACGATCACATCAAAATATACTCTGACAGGTTATACAATGAGCTTAAGACTTTCATTTGGAAAGGTTCAAAGGCCCAGGCTCAACGAGGTATGCATGATGATCTTGTTATGGCGTTAGCAATTGGTGTATGGTTATATGATACATCACCACACTATAATAAAAGTTCTGTTGACATTAACAAAGCTATGCTCGCAGCATTTGCTGTTAACAGTAACACATCAACAAATGATATTATTCCCGAAAGTAGCGAATTTGTGAATAATCCATATGCCCCGCAAATGTTTGGGCCAGGCTCCAATCCGGCCGGAAAAGAAAATGAAGGTCCCATGGGAGATTTATCGTGGTTATTGGACGATTAATTTATCTAATGATAGATCAGTATAATATTCTTCTATAAAGCGTAAGGGAAAAAAATGCCAACGAAAAAGAAAAATCCCAATTTATTTAGTCGCCTGACGTCTTTGTTCAGGGCCGGCCCTCAAATTAAACGTAAAATCCGCACAGCAACCCAGGACGGCGCGCACTCATCTGTGGATATGTTTCGGCGCGCCCATAATGATATTTACAACAATACCTTAAGCTCTTACGGAGCATTCGACAGAATGTCACGGTATAGTGATTTTTCTGAAATGGAGGCTACCCCTGAAATTGCATCTGCCCTAGATATTTACTCTGAAGAAACAGTATCTCAAGATGAAAAGGGCATCTCTCTGCATATATTCTCTGAGAATAGAAAGATCCAACAAATTCTAGAGACTTTATTTTATGACACTCTAAATGTAGAGTTCAATTTGGTCATGTGGACACGTAACTTATGCAAGTATGGTGATTTTTTCTTATTGAATGATGTATCACCTGAGTTTGGTGTAATCAATACGTTTCCTATACCCATTTCAGAGATGGAAAGAGAAGAAGGGTTTGATCCT